ACCTGATAGTGCCTTTACTATAATCTCTATATCTTCGCCTGCCACTTTTGATAAGTGACAAGCTTTCATTTTTTCGGTAGGTACTTCAAGAAGCTTATCCCTGTCAAGCTTCATTAATTTTTCCATCAAAGATGCCATAATTTACTCCTCCTATGCATTTATGTAATCAAGGAAATCCCAATCCTCAAAAGTGAAGCTGTAAGACTCCTCTGTATTTTTCTGAACTTCCCAATCCATCAATATTGCTTTGTCGAATTTACAATGATAAAAAACAACTCTTTCAGCTCCATAAGCATCCGGATCCGCCAACTTTGCAATAATCTTAAAGTCAGGTGTCTGTCCTTTCTTCACTTTGTCAGATATGCTCTTAGATATATTTGTCCTAATATGGTGTAGCTTTATACTCCCCTTACCTTCAAGCTTAGTCATCTTTTTACCTGCTGTAAGACTTCTGACCATTGAAATATCAGAGTAAGATATACTAACTTCTCCTTTACAAGACATAACCTCTCCGATGTATTCGTCATCGACCCAAAGTTCACCCCAAGTTCCGTTAATTACTCGATTAGATGTAAATTGTTTCATTTGTACCTCCTTACACTGTTACACTGCGATTCTCAAGTCAACATCCTCAATAGAATCCATCAAAGAAACAACAGCTTTTAAGAAGACATGTGAACCTGTATTTGCTCTTTTTATTTCAGTATCACTGCAATCATCAACCGCTTTTTCTTTTCCGTCTTCCAGTAATACCTTTTTACCCTGTTCTTTAAGCCACTTTCTCTGACTGTCAACATCTATATGACACTGACCAATATTAAGTAATTCGTCATCAATGAGACTCATAAAATAAGTATTGATTGCCGTAAGCAAAAGACACTTATTGTCATAAGTGTTTGAAAACTTGCCGATATAATAGTCCGCTATTGATTTTCTGATATCGTCTTCCATCATATCCATAGTTTCAACTAGCTTTATCTTTTTAAAAGTATCTCCCTTACCCTCTGTGGTTGTAAGGGATGTCACAGCTCTATTAAGCTTGACTTTTTCACCGTCCCATATTGCTATCAGCTTACCTGCCCCCACTGCTTCATCTTGCTCAGTTTTAGTAAACCTATTTACATCAACAAAGTCTCTCAGCACAGCATATGTTCCAGATACATTCAATCCTGTTCCTGCTAACAAACCTGCAATCCTCGGAGTTCCCTGCTCTGGGGTAAGCACTTTTTCTTTTGTCCTATAAAGCGTAGAACACCAATTAATAACACCTTCGTTATCCCCTGCCATTTCAGGTAAAATAGCTTTAACAAGATTATGTTCTAATCTTTGTTTCTTCACCCAGGTAGCTACTTCTTGGACTTTACTATCGGTCTTAACTGTTGGAATCGCCATATAAGTGAACTTCTCGTTTTCAAAGAACTGAAGCATATCCTTATAGGGTTTCGCCATATCTGTACCGGTTTGCATAACATAAACAATTACATACTTTGGTGAGTATGTATATCCTGCTAAGGCATCTTTTACATACTGCTCATTCTCTTCACTTAGCACACCAGTCGGTATGTCAACCTCACTTACAACCTTAAAAGACTGTTGCTTTGTACCTTTTAAAACAAGCGCCACAATGCCACGCTCACCCCTTGTAATAGCACTCGCACCACGCTCTGTAAAAGCAATTGTAATACTTGGCGATGTTAATTTGCTCATCTTTCTTCTTCCTTTCTTTCTACTTTTAGCGAAATATCCGTTATCAGTCCGCCGTCATGATATTCAGTACTTTCGTACCAATCGAGTTTAAAAGATATCTGTGGTATATTGCCATTATCCTCAATATACTCATGAGTATATTCAGTTACCAAAATCTTCCTACCTTCTATCCTCAGAGTCATACCCAATGTTTCAAAAATTCGCTCTATTACTTCTAGTGCTTCAACTTGCTTAACCACTTTCTGCACAAATGTAATCTTGACCGAACAAGATTTTTTAAGCATGTTTTGACTCTCTCTACTAACCTCATACGGCACAACTTCAACAAAAAAATACGGAGGCACTGCATTATCTACAGTGTCATTTCCGTATCTTTTGATGTTTGGATATTCTCTTTTTAAAATTAAATTTACTTCTTTGATGATATCGGCATAGGTGATCATGTCAGCCCCCTGTCTGCAAGGGCTTTGTTTATAGCCGATTGCATCATATCCGGGTATTTGCTTTCATACTCTGCCCTTGTCTTTTCTGCATAGTGCTTGCCTTCGACAAAACCGCCCGTATCTACCCCGTTTATAAACTTCCTGTGCCCATTTTCTACAAGGTGGAAATGAGGGGCTTTATTCGTAACCTCAACGCTTGCAATCATTCCGGTAGAACCGTAATTTTTCTTAGTTTTCCACCTTTTAAGACCTTTGCTTCCGTCTTTATAACTTGATGGCATCTTTGCATTACAATCCTTTGTCCAGTCTTTTGCTGTTTTTATGACCGCTTTGTTAACATCATCAGGTACCCTTGATACCATGCTTTGCATATCTTCAAGCAGTCCATCAAGTCCTATAAAATGTACCGATTCCATTATTCCCTCCTTTCTTCGTGCTCTTTGTTTTCTGTGCACATAAGTTCTAAGTAATAATTTGTCTCCAATGGATTGACAATATAATTTATAAGAAACTGCCTGCCTTGATACTCAATAACATCATTTTCAGTTACATCTGTATTTCTGATTGTAATTTTGTATACAAGCTTGCTTGTTATCTTATAATGCTCTAATTGTTCATTACCTCTCAGCGGTCTTATCTCTGCCCAAACTTTTTTGTATACTGCCAAAGTACTTACAATATTGGCAAGTTCATCTTCAGTCTCTATATACCTTAATATGTTGACTCTTTTATTTAGCCTTCCAGGGTTAATACCTTTCATACGCCCCCCTTTATTGCTTTCTTCATTTGCAGTTGCAAAATTATACTCTTAAAAGTGTATTCTATTCCTTTTTTCTGCTGTATATCTGACTGCATAAGCTCACGATTATCGTACATATTCTGCACTATCGCACAAAAAAGAAGACTTGCTGTCTTATCGTTTTCATCGTATTCGCCTACAGCGGATACGATATACTCTTTTGACGCTTCCATCATTGTTTGTATGATATTGTCATCATCATCTCCGTCTACTCTTAAGTAGTCTTTTACCTGCTCAATTGTCATAGGCTCATACCTTTCAAAAAAGCCCCTGCAAGTGCAAGGGCTACAATTATGGTGTTACTGTGATAGTTCCGTTTACGAATGCGTCGGAATCCTTGACCTTACAGTCAAATCTTTCAATACCCCTAAACAATGTTAGATCTTGCTCGAAAGCATTAAGTGTTCCGACTGCTGCCACATTGGAAGTCATAATATTAAGCTTCGCTCTGTCAAAAATCTTTACAGCTTCCTTTAAGTCGCCAATAATGAATGGAATCTTATTGGTCTTTGTAGACAAAATTGCATTTGGTACAACCTTTACAGGTATCTTTCTTGCTCCTACCGCAAGTACCATCTGCATTGGGTTCTGAACATCAGGACTAAGCAAGTATCTTCCCTGTTTATCTACTAAGGTATCAAGGTAATTAAGGCCATCATCGTTAGTCACGATTGCAACTCCTCCGGCATATGCAGCACCTAAAGTGACATTTACAGCCTTCTTGATGCCGTCAAGGTTCTTCAGATCTGTTTCAGTCTTTGTTGCGATTGCTGTAAGGATTTGAGCATTCTTGGTCGCAATATCCTCTTCGGCAAGCCACTTCGTAAGTACAGCAGTGATATTGGCATCTGAGTCGGCCAAAAGCTCGGATGTAACCGGCATATACCCTGCATACTTCTTAACAGCATACTCAAGAATTTCAAACTGTGGCGTATTATTGCCCTGAATTTTTCCAGCCTCTGCCACAGCCTTAAAGCCCTCGGCCTGTGCCTTCTTCTGAAAAGTTCTTCTACCGCTACTTGTCTTTACTGTCTCCACGTCAACAAGGCTTTCAAGTGAGAATGTAGCCTTTTTATATTGATTGATTTTTGTCTGAATGTCCTCAGGCACTGTATAACCACCATCAGCTTTAGTACCCTCGGTCATTGTGTTAGTGTAAAAACCGTGTCTTGCAGCCTCCGCAAAGTCATGAATAGGATCTGCTCCCGTACCGCTTGTAACCTGCTTCACACCTGTGGCATTTGCAACTCCATTGGTCATACCGGACTGCTCACCCTCTATAATATCCTTTAGAATATTATACTTATCCTGAAGCGCTACAAGTTCCTCTTTTGCTTTCTTCGCTTCCTCTATCTTTCCCTGCTCTGCCAAGTTTTTCACTTCAAGCTTCTTAGCATTAATCTGATTAAGTAATTCCTGTAAATTCATTTTTACTCCTTTCCCGACCCGAACATGTCAAGGTCTTTCAACAAATTGTTTTTTTCTTCTTCAATATCAGCCTTTTTAGCTTCATACTTTTTTATCATCTCATCTGTAACCTTTAAATTACCGATGCTGTTAGTAATTACCCGCTCGTCTGCCTGACTTATAGCATCTATAAAGCCAAGTTCTACAGCCTTATCGGCTGTTATCCAAGTTTCCGCATCCATCATCTGTATAATTTCTGCTTTGCTCTTACCTGTCTTTTCGACATAAGCACTTGCTAAAGCTTCATCCCATGCTTTCAAGGTCTCAGCCTGTTTGCTAAGTTGTGCGTGATTTCCGCCAGTACGGCTTATTGATACATCGTGTATCATAATCATTCCGATGGGTGATATTGTGCTTTTACCTGCCATCGCTATAACTGATGCAGCAGATGCAGCAAGCCCTTCCACTTCTATGTCAACATCATTACGACTTCTAAGTGTTGCATAGATTTCCTGACCTGCAAGCACATCACCACCACCAGAATTTATTTTGACTTGCAGACGGTCGCCTTTTGG